TTACAACTCGCACCGCGGGGATTGTGTTCTGCGGCAAATCGAGGTATGGCGGAACAGGCTTTAAAAAACACCTCCGCGTGGACCCTGCGATGTCATGGCTGGTCGTGCAGACACAACCCGGGATCAATTACCACGATTATCCGCAGAACTGCTGGCGACGCGAGCTGCCGTTGGCGCTCCGTCATTTCAGCCAGCAAAATATCGAGTGGTACAATCCGCGATACCGCCGACGGGTTCGAGCTGGATATCGTCGGTCGCAATTGTTTCCGAGTTACGTTTTCGTTCGTGGGCAGTGGTCGGTCGTGAGCAACACGATCGGCGTGCGCGAAGTTCTTGGCGAGGTGCCGAACAACGTCGTGGACGATATCAAGGCGCGACACGATCCGGGCGGATATGTGCAACTCAACGTCAGCAAGTTTCGTATTGGTCAGCAAGTGGTCATGAAAGGAAATATCACGGCGTTGTTTGATGGACAACGCGACCGTGATCGTGTCTACGTGTTGATGAAAATTTTGGGATCGCAGCGTCGTGTCGAGTGTGATGAAGCCATCTTGGTGGCCGCCTAGGCCAGTAAATCCAAGCTCTGGTCTTCGGTGTACCTACATTAAGGATGTAGGGGAGCGGTAGCTATGGGCGTTGGATTCTAATGTAGAAATTTCATGCCGCAAGGAAGACCAAAAGGACAACCCAAGAGTGGCGGCCGTGTTAAGGGCGCTCCGAACAGGGTCAATCTAGTTCGCACACGTCGCTACGAGGCCAGCGGAGTCATGCCGCTCGAGGTGATGGTGCAGACGATGCGGTACTTCTTTGCCGAGGCGGAAAAAGAGTACGCGAAAAAGTTTGCGAACGATCCGCAGTACAAAAAAGAACTGGTCGAGGAGAACTTGGTACAGGCTTGTGAGTTTGCCGAAAAGGCGGCGCCGTACCTTCACCAACGTCTTGCTGCGATCCAGATTTCTTCCGACAAGAACTTGGAACACTTAGAGGATGATCAGATCCAGCAACTCCGAACTCTCCTCATTACGGCAGTTGAATCCGCACCTCCTGTTGCAGCAAGTGGACGCGGAGATAGCGCGGAGGGAGAAGGTTCGGATCACGCAGAACCTGCCGGCGATCCGCCAACGTTGCGAGTCGTTGAGCGGGTTCGTTAAGGAAGCGTGGCCGATACTGCATCCAACGACGCCGTATATTCACGGCTGGCACATCGACGCTATTTGCCAACACCTCGAGGCCATAAGCGACGGGCGAATCAACCGACTGCTAATCAACGTGCCGCCCGGTACGATGAAGTCGCTGCTTGTGTCTGTGTTCTGGCCGGCGTGGGAATGGACCCGTAATCCATCGCTACAGTATCTCACGACGAGTTATAGCGACGGCTACGTGAAGCGCGACTCGAGACGTATGCGCGACCTCGTTACGTCGGATTGGTATCAGGCGATATGGGGAAATCAAGTTCAACTGTTGCGGGCCGCCGAGGTCTCGTTCGAAAACACGCGAAAGGGATTCCGTGAAGGCAAGCCGTTTGCTTCGTTGACTGGCGGCCGTGGTGACAGGGTAATCATCGACGATCCGCATTCGACGGAGACGGCGGAGAGCGAGGCGGAACGGGAAAGCACCATCCGCATCTTCCGCGAATCAGTGCCGACACGTTTGAACAATCCGGAGAAGTCGGCAATCGTAATCATCATGCAGCGACTACACGAAAGCGATGTATCTGGCACGTGCATGTCGCTCGGTCTTAACTACGTCCATCTCATGTTGCCGATGGAGTTCGAACCGGAACGTCGTTGCGTGACGTATGTGCGAGGTCAGGAATTCTTCCGTGATCCTCGGACACAGGAAGGCGAGTTACTGTTTCCGGGACGTTTCACGCGCGAGGTAGTGGAGCGCGACAAGGTACCTCTTGGCAGCTACGCCGTCGCTGGACAGTTTCAGCAAAGACCGGCGCCGCGCGAAGGCGGCATGTTCAAACGGCATTGGTTTGAAGTGGTAGCAGCGGCCCCTGCACAAGCGCGCCGCGTTAGAGGGTGGGACTTGGCCGGCACGAAGAAGAGTACGTCAGCATTCACGGCCGGTGTTCGCTTGTCTGTTTTCAACGGCATCTACTACGTGGAGAACGTGCAACGGGAACGCGCATCTCCAAGCGAAGTGGAGCGACTAATTCTAAGTACGGCCCGCAGCGATGGTTTTGCTACTCAGCAAAGCATTCCACAAGATCCCGGACAAGCGGGACTGGCGCAGGTACAGGCGTTTGCCAAGTTGCTTGTCGGGTTTAACTGCAGGTTCTCCCCGGAAAGCGGTGATAAGGCGTCGCGAGCGATACCTGTCAGTGCGCAGGCCGAGGCTGGCAATGTCAAGATTGTTGCCGGCGCGTGGAACGAGCCGTTCATCGAAGAGTTGTGTTTATTTCCCGCCGGACAATACAAGGATCAGGCTGACGCCTTCTCGCGCGCATTTGCCGCATTGCTCGAGACGGAAGACAGAATTCCGCAGCCGATCTTTGGAACATACGGGCACCGCTAAATGGTCGTCGCAATCTCCAGTGGTTCAACGGCTTTTGGTTCACCATCCGCCAGCGGTGACGACAAGCCAAACCCGCTTACGACGTCGTCGGATTACAACACGATGGCGCCGTTTTGGGCGATGGTGGAGGCTATCCTTGGTGGCGCAGAGAAGCTGCGTGAGTCGCATGGCGTCACGTCTAGCGTTTCCGGTCCGCAAGTCCCGGCCGCTACGTTGGTGCAGCTACGACGACGCACGCGTGGGCCAGTGTCACCGTACTTGCCTCAGTATCCGAACGAGACGGATACTGATTATGAAATCCGTAGGCTTAATGCGCCGTTGACGAACATTTATGCGGACGTGTCGCAGAACCTTTCCGACAAGCCGTTTGCGGAGAAGTGTGAGCTGGAAGAAGGCACCGCGGAAGACCTTGTACGGCTGACGGAGGATATCGACGGGCAGGGTAACAATATGCACGTCTTTGTCAGTGAGACGTTTAAGAACGGCATCGACAAAGGCATTGATTGGATACTGGTCGAGTTCACGAAGGTACCTCCCGGCGCAACACTGGCCGACGAGCGCAACATGGGCGCGCGTCCTTATTGGCTGCACATCCCGTGCGAACGACTGCTGGCGGTGTACTCGGCTTTTTTCAACGGCAAAGAGATACTGACGCACGCACGCATCTACGAGCCTGTCACGCGTCGCAACGGCTACGGTGAGGAATGTGTGCAGCGTGTGCGCGTGCTCAACCGCGAAGAAATTGTAGACGGCGACGACAAGGTTATTGGCTATGCGCCCGCAACGTTCGAGCTTTACGAGTTGCAGGAGGACCAAGCAACGAAGCAGATGGTGTGGAACGTTGTTGATACGGGGCAGATTTCCATTGGCATCATTCCGCTTGTACCGTTCATGACCGGCAAACGCAAGGGCGCGTCGTGGCAAGTGGAGCCGCCGCTGCGCGACCTTGCCTACATGCAGATCGAGGAGTTTCAGCAGGAGTCCAATCTCAAGACAGTCAAGGAGCTTACTGCGTTCCCGATGTTGACGGGGGACGGCGTGCCACAGCCGGTTGACGCTGCTGGTGAAGCTATCCTTGTGCCGGTGGGTCCAAAGGCGGTGCTATTTGCGCCGCCGAACAACGCCGGGCAGCACGGCTCGTGGAAGTATATCGAACCGCAGGCTTCGTCATTGACGTTTCTGCAGGCTGACCTCGAGAAGTTTCGCAACGAGATGCGCCACATCGGCAAGCAGCCGATGGCAACGGCGAACTTGACGGTCGTCACAACGGCCAACGTTGCCATGAAAGCAAACAGCGCGGTGCAGGCGTGGGCGTTGTATCTCAAGGACGCGCTCGAGCAGGCGTGGGTCATTACGTGCATGTGGTTGCAGAAGCCTGACGCAGAAGTCGGCGTCTTTGTCTATACTGATTTCGGCATCGACATTCAGGCGGGCAAAGAGCTGGACATCCTCGACAAGGGTCGCGCGCGTGGCGACTTGACGCTGGAAACGTATTGGGGCGAGCTTAAGCGACGTAAGGTTTTGTCCGCTGACTTCGACCCTGAGGAAGAACATGAACGCATGGCCGAGGAGCAGGAAGGCTTGGAGCCTGAACAGCCCATCGACCCGGCGACCGGCATGCCCATCATGCCGCAACCCGGTCAGCCGCCCGCCGTCGACGACGACGCGCCGCCGACCATCAACTGAGGAGACGTGCAGTGGCTAAAAAGACTCCATCAACAAAGAACAGCAGGACGGCTCGTGCGCCAAAGGCCAAGGCCAGTCCAAAGACCAATCAGCCGATGCGTCGGTCGGCGCCGGCAACGCTGCCAAAAATGGGCGCTGTACGAGGGCGCTAAAATAGTCTGGAACTAAAACCTTTCTCGGACGTTGTATGCTGTAGCAGCTAACACGGCCATTAGGAGGATTTGTTCCATGGCAACTACCAAAGAGGTCGATCGCGTGAAGGATCGGCCTGTAAACGACCGCATGGAAGGCATTCTGCGCGATCCCGTTCGTTGGAAGGGGGGAGAACTTGTCTCGTACGTCAAGGACATCGGCAACGGTGATCCCGGCTACGACGCAAAGATCCGCAAAGTGCTTATCATGAAGCAAGACGGCAGTGAGCATGTTGTGCCGGAAACTGAAATCCTGCGCGAAGCAAACGCTCCTGTCTCGGAAGCAACGTTTGTCCCGGACCGTGTACCGGACGCGACCATGCCTCCGGCCAATCCAGCGCTTTCGGGAGGTAATCCGCAAGCGCGGCCGGATGTGCCTGACGACGATGACGACAAACCTGCAGCGAGGACGACTCATCGTACGTCAACTGCGGCTGCTGCCAAAAAGAGGCGGTAGCGCTACCGGCCCGGCGTTCACTTCACGACGCCGGGCCTCTTTCGGGGGCTGAATGAAACGATCAATCTATCTTGGCTTTGAGCCACGCGAGAGCGTGGGCTTTGACGTTTGCAAGATGTCCATCTTGCGGCGGATGTCAGAGTCGATCCCCATCCACGCCTTGCACCTCGAGGACATGCAGGCGCGCGGACTGTACACGCGGCCGACGGAGCGGCGCGACGGCAGGCTCTACGATCTGTTGTCAGCGACGGATACCTACAATGGCGCGATGGCCACCGAGTTCGCCATCTCGAGATTTCTCGTCCCCACGCTGGCGCGCGAGGGCGCTGCGCTCTTCCTCGACGGCAGCGACATGCTGGTGCGCTGCGACCTTGCAAGAGTTTTCGAGATCGCGGAACACGAGTTCAAGCGGGGCGCGGCTGTCGCGTGCGTCAAACACTTGAACAGGTCTCAGCAGGTCGATTTCAAGATGGATGGGCAACTGCAGACGTACTACCACCGCAAGAACTGGACGTCGGTGATCGCGTTCAACTGCGACATGCCGCAGGTACGGAACATGCTCTCGGTTGAGCGCGTGAACAAGTTTCCCGGGCGCGATCTGCATGGGCTGTCGTACTTCGACGGCCTGATCGCGGGACTGCCTCCCTGTTACAATCACCTCGTCGGCGTGGACGAGCACGATCCGAACGCAAAGATCGTGCATTGGACACTTGGCGGACCAATGCTTGACGGTTATGCTGACGTACCGTTCGCGGAGGAATGGCGCGCGGAGCAGCGGGGACTAGCGGCGTGATACCTCCTCAAGTCATCATCGGCAAGCCGCCCGAACGGGAGTACATCGTCCTCTCGTTCGATCAATTCATGCTGCTGCACGGCATCATCATGGCCTATCCGACGCCGACGAAGGTGAGTGTGCTCAACCCGCACCTTGCAGCGCTGGTGGATAACAAGTTTGTCAAGGCCGCGCCGGGCGGCGGTTACTTGCCAACGGAGGAAGGCGTGCGGCACGTAGCGCCGAAAACGCAAAGCACGGTGTTGCAATAATGGGCTATGGCGACGCTATCATGGCTACCGGCATCGCCAAGGGCGCACGCGCGCGTGGCAAACGGATCGCTTTCGGTGACGAGACCAAGATCCTGTGGGACAAGCGCACGGAGGAAATCTTCCTCGGAAACCCGAACGTTGCGCCGCCCGGGAGCGAGCGCGACCCGGACATCGAGTGGGTGCGGCACTACAAGGGCAACCGCCTCTACAATCAGCAGATGGGCCACAAGTGGCGCTGGCGCATGAACCATCGTGCCAAGCCGGGCGAGATCTACTTCTCGCCAGCGGAGGCGCGCTTCGGGGAGGCAACCGGGCGCGGCTTCATCCTCATGGAGCCGCACATCCCGCCAGAGAAGTCCTGCGCGCCGAACAAGCAATGGCCGCTGGAGAAATGGGATGCAACGGCGCGCACACTTGCAGCGGAGGGCCATGAGGTCGTGCAGCTATGGTACCACCGCTGCAGGCATCGCCTTCCGGGCGCGCGATTAGTTCAATCTCCGAACTTCCGGATGGGCCTAGCGGCGTTGTCCGGAGCCAAGCTGGCTGTCCTGCCGGAGGGCGGTCTGCATCACGGCGCGGCCGCGCTTGGCGTCAAGGCGGTCGTGTTGTTTGGCGGCTTCATCCCGCCAGAGGTGACCGGCTATCCGCAATGCGGACATATTAACCTGACGGGTGGGGCGCTCGCTTGCGGGTCGATCCACAAATGCGAGCATTGCGTCGTGGCGATGAACAGCATCACGGTTGACGAAGTGCTGGACTCGGCGCACTCTCTGCTGGCGATGGGAGACGGACGATGCCAGCGGACTTCGAGCCTCAATATGGGCTTCAACGTCGCGTAGCGGGCGAACACGATCAGCGGTTAGACGGCCTCGAGGAATTGCTCACGCGTGCGCGTGGCATGTCCGTCTTGGACATCGGCTGCAATCGCGGAATGATCTGTTACGAGTTTCATCGGCACGGCGCGCAAGTGCTGCACGGCTGCGACTACTCCGACGATGCAATCCTCGTGGCGCGCTCAATCTTCGCCGACATCCGCAACAAGGAAAGCAAGTTCGAAGTCGTGGATCTGGTCAAGGACGGCCATAAGTTTATCCGAGAGTTTCATTCCCGGTACGACATCGTGCTGATGCTGGCGACGCTGCACAAGATCAAGCGTGAATTGCCTCCGCCTGCATTGGCGACCTTGCTTGTTGCCCTTGGCCGGATGACAGGGCGCTATTTCGCGTGGCGTGGCACCGAGAACCAGCATAAAGAAAACGGGGAGGAATTGGCGCTGCTTGACACGACAGTCGGTCTGGAGTGCGGCCTGAACCGCGTCGTCACAAGCACCATATCCGACCTTGGGCCGACGGCGATCTGGAGGCGGCAGTGAGTTACCTCAAAGCAGAGCAGCACGACGAGGAGTTCTCCCGCTTCCTACAGATCATGCGTGACGAGGAGATCGAGAGCTACCTCGAGATCGGCAGCAAGAACGGTGGCACGCTCTGGCGCGTCGCCAACGAAGTGCCTACCATCAAGAGGATCACGGCCGTCGATCTGCCGCACGGCGATGGAAAGACGTTTGTGCTGCTGCGCGAGTGCGTCATGGTCGTGCGCGACAAGGGCGTCACGGTCAACTTAATCAAGGGTGATAGTACCGATCAGACCGTGATCGAGCAAGTCGGCAGCTACGCGCCGTTCGATCTCTGCTTCATCGACGCCAATCATACGTTGAAATACTGTACGCAAGACTGGCTGAACTACGGGCCGATGGCGCGCATCGTTGCGTTCCACGACATCGGCTGGAAGGAGATGCACCGCAAGGGCAAGTTGCCGATCGAGGTTCCGCTATTGTGGGACAGCGTCAAGCGCATGCCCGGCGCGCGTACTGAGGAGATCAGTCTCTGCCCGCGCGACAATGGCATCGGCATCGTGTGGAGGTGAACGTGACTAGACGCGCATGCAAGGATCAGATTTGTTGCTCGTACTGGGACAAAGAAATATCGCGCAAGCAAGCCGCCGCGCAATTGAAAGATCTCAAATACGAGGAATGGGAAATAAACTTGTATCTTGATAATGATTATTCAGGGCTAGAATGCTTGACCAGATCGTAAAGGACGTGCTGCCGATCAGCATGCAGTCGCGCGAGCGTGTGGTCGGGCTGCTGGAGGCAGTCGACTACGTTCTCGCCAGCGACATACCGGGCGACTTCGTCGAGTGCGGCGTGTATCGCGGTGCCTCGGCGATCGCGGTGCGCAAGCGCGCGCCGAAGATGAAGTGCTGGCTCTACGACACGTTCGACGGCATGACAGAGCCGACCGAGGAAGACACGAGCCGCAAGGGCCGCGACGCGCGCGAGAAGTGGAGCCGCATCCGCGACGCCGGTCAGAGATGGCTGGCAGTCAGCGCCGCCGAGGTGTGGCAGAACTTGCGCGACTGCGGTGTGGCCGACGAGAACTATCTGCGCTTCGTGGTCGGCGACGTGTGCAACACGCTGCGCGAACCGGCGAACCTGCCGGAGCAGATTGCCATTCTGCGCCTGGACACGGACTGGCACGAGAGTACGAAGGTCGAGCTCGAAGTGCTGTATCCGCGCCTCGCGCCCGGTGGCGTACTGATCGTAGACGACTTCGGCTACTGGTACGGGGCGCGTAAGGCGGTCGAAGACTATTTCCGCGAGATTCCGGGTGGCTGGCGCATCACGGAGCCGTCGTACAATAACAAGTACAGGCTGCGCGGGCGCATGTACGACTCGACGGGACTGGAAGTCATCAAACCAAGGGAGTGAATCATGCCACTAGGACTCGCGTTTTGGATCATCATGCTGATCTGGCTCGTCTTCGGGCTGTGGAACGCATACCCGAACCACTACCTAATCGGCAGCAACCTTCTGCTGTTCGTGCTCTTCCTGCTGCTCGGATGGAAGGCATTTGGATCGCCAATCCAGTAATGCTGACCATCGTCACCTACCTGTGGGGCAGCAAGTACAGCGACGACGACGTTGCAAGGCTGTTTGCCGGTCTCAAGCGCAACGTCGAACAGCCATTTAACCTCAAGGTCATGCCGATCCCGACCTCGGACATGCCATTGACGAAAATCCCGGGCTGCTTCGCGCGGCTGCGCTTGTTCGACCCGGAGTTTCAGAAGGCGCATGGCCTGACGGACCGCATCGTCTGCATTGATCTCGACGTCATCGTGACCGGCAAGATGGACGTGCTGCTCAACCGTGCCGAGGACTTCATCGTCCTCGGCGGTGCCAATGCCGTGAACAAGTGTCCCTACAACGGCAGCATATGGATGCTTCGCGCGGGCGCGCACGCCAACGTCTGGTACGAGTTCAGTCTCGAGGCGGCGGCGGAGGCGATGCGCAAAGGCGGGCCGACGCCGATGCTAGAGTACCCTGATGATCAGGGCTGGTTCTGGCATATGTTTGGCAACCGCGCGCCGACGTGGAAGGTGGGATCGCAGAGCGGGATCTACGCCTATAAGAAACCGGGATGGCCAGAGGACAGCGATGACCTGCCAAGCGACGCGCGCCTCGTGGTCTTTCCCGGCTGGCGCAGTCCGGCAAGGGTTAAGCATCTGCAGTGGGTGAAGGAACACTGGCGATGAACGAAGCAGAGAAGGACGCCTACTACCGCCGGCGCGTCAACGAAATACGCGCGCCACTGCGGTTTCGCCTGCTCATGGTTGTCGCGGTGTCGGTCGGCGCGTGGTTTCTGCTCTTTCTTTTCGGTTTCTGGATCTACAAGGCGTTCACCGGATGATACCGTGGCGTTTCACTGGCGGTCTGCCGGAAACGAAGTGCGGCCTAGGCTCCACGCTGGAAACGACGGAGAATCTTCGTCTTGCGCTTACGCTGCTGGTGCGGTCCTTCGGGATCGAGACGCTGATCGACGTGCCCTGCGGCGATTGCAACTGGATATCGCGCGTTGACCTCGGTGACGCACACTACATTGGCATCGATCAGGATGCCGACCATCTCAGCGTCGCGGTCCAACGCCAATGGTCGTTCCCGCCAGCCTCGGTTTCTTTCGTATCTGCCGACGCCATGCAATTCAAACTGTCGCCCTGCGACGCCATCCTGTGCCGGGACTTCCTGCAACATCTGACAACGACGAACGCTGAGATGTTCGTCGACAACCTGTTCGCGTCGTCGTGGAGCTGGTTGTTCGCCACATCGCACACGAACGAGGTAAACGAGGAGATCGAGAGCGATGGGATGTTCCGGCCGCTGAACCTGTGCCTGCCGCCGTTCTCGTTTCCTGTTCCGACGTTTTCGATATTCGATCCGCCCGGGAGCGGGCGGATCCTCGGATGCTGGCAGCGCGGAGACATCGAGTGATCGATCCAGCGCGCTGCGCGCTCTACGTTCCTCCGGGGCTGGCGGACTTCAAGCTAAACCTGTTCAACCGGATCGGTCGGCACATCGAGGCGCGCGGTGGGCGCATGGTGCTTCATGACATCACGCGGCTGGACAACTCAGGGCTGATCCCGATTGTTGGCTGCACACCGGAGCTACGGCCGCACATCGACAGGTGGACGGCGGAAGGCAGGCAGTGGATCTACTGGGATCGCGGCTACTGCGACAGGGTATTCGCGACGTGTCTGCCAGTCGGCGTGAACATGGGATACTACCGCTGGCACGTCGGCGCGTTTCAGGCGCGCAAGATCAGGGATGTACCAGACGACCGTTGGCGGAAACTGAGGGCAAGCCACGTTGTGCGGCCTTGGCAGAAGGACGGCAAGCACATCGTGATCGCCGCGCCGACGCGGACATACGGCAAGTTTCACGGCACGCGCGATTGGATTGCGAACACCATTGACGCGCTGGCGCGCGTCACGGACCGGCAGTTAGTGATCCGCGACAAAGAACAATACAAGCGGCGACCGATCCAGCGGGACTTGGAAGGCGCACACTGCCTCGTCACGCATGGTAGCAACGCAGCGGTTGAAAGTGTAATCCTTGGTTGCCCGGTATTTGTTGACTCATCATCTGCAGCGGCGATGATGGGACAGACTGACCTGAGTAAGATAGAGTCTCCGGTCTACCCTGACCGCGAGAAGTGGCTGCACTCGCTGGCATACGATCAATTCACAGAAGCTGAATTGTGCAACGGGACATTGTGGAGGCTACTGTCATGAGCGATTGGGATGAATCGCAGCATCCACGCGATGAAGCTGGAAGATTTGGTGAAGGTGGCGGTGAAGGTGGCGGTGAAGGTGGTGGCGTTAGTGTTGGTGGTGGAGGGTCAAATAAGGAAGCCGTGCAGGCTGGCGTCAACGCAATACCAAAGGAGCATTTAGCTGAAGCCGGAATCAGTTCGATATCAAGTCAGTCAACGGTTGAAAATCAGAACGGAAAGCAGGTTGCTGGATTGGCCAGAAGATCAGGAAGCGGAGGAACCGACATTTTGGTGGCGGATAAGGTGAACGGAAAAGCTGTTAGAGACCCGACCGGAACGACTGTACATGAGATTGGTCACGCGATTGATAACAAGTCTGGGAACAGATTGTCGCGTGAACATGCAGAAACAATACGTGCGGACGCCAATAAGATGAGCGCAGCCGACAAACATCTTGCACAACATTATTTGCAGAATGATCGAGAATTATTCGCGGAGTGTTATAAGCTGAAGTATTCTCCCTCGAAAAAAGGTGCCTTTGGTATGGGACAGAAGGCTGCTGAAAAGAAGTTTGCGAAAAGTTTGGCGGTGATGATATGATTCAGAACGGGTTTAGGTTATTCACCGACGACGAGGGCGATCTTAGACTCGCTCAGATCGTTGATTGGTCCGTCAATGAATTAGTACCGTCTGCTATGGATCGAGGGCGCGCTCTTGGTTACTACGACGAGAGCATGAATTTCCTTGAGCAAGAGATTATTCGGCGAAAGAGCGATTTCAAAACCGGGAAGGAGCGAGCCTCCTTTATTGATAGCAATGGACTTGGAGCGTATAAAGATTTACCTCCATGACAGTCGTTGAATACAAGCAGCGCATCGCTGGCTCGGTGCGCTTGCATCCAATGAGCCACGTCGAGCATCGCACGGTTTACATCGGCGCGCGGACTTGTGTGTGGCAGTTCGCGAGTGTCATTCGCGGCGCGAAGATAGGACGGGGCTGCAGCATCGGCTCGTGCGCCATCGTCGACGGCTCAAGGCTCGGCAACAATGTCAGCGTCGGGCACGGCGCACAGATACATCCCGGCATGGTGATCGGCGACAATGTATTCGTCGGGCCGGGCGCGATCTTCTGCAATGACCGATGGCCGCGCACGATCAAGCAGGGCTGGTCAGTGCAGTCGGGCATCACGATTGTCGAGCGCGGGGCGAGCATTGGCGCGAACGTACTCATCATGCCCGGCACCTTCATCGGCGAGCGCGCCATGGTGGCGGGCGGCGCGGTGCTGACGATGGACGTGCCAGCGGATCACATCTATCGCTGCGGTCAAATCTTCAAGATCGAGAGCGAGGCGGAGCGCCTCGCCACGCGCATACGGATGGCCAAGCGTGCTTAAGATCGGAACATGCCTGTGGGACGCCAACGAGAAGTCACAGAGGTTCTCGACGCGCTACAATGAGACGTGGGTCGAGAGGCTATACCGTGGATGCCGCCGCAACCTGACGCGGCCGTTCCGCTTCGTCGTCTTCACTGACCGGGCGCGCAAGTTTCGTGAGCCGATCTGGCAGGAGCTACTACAGGCGGAGAGGCCGGACTACGGCTGCATGATCGAGCCGTTCCGT